AGGTGGAGGCATCACCCCTTCTCTTATCCGTCTTTGTGGACCAAATAATGAAGGCAAAACACCCCAAGCGATAGAAATTTGCAGAAATTTTCTTTTAGAAATCCCGAAAAGTAGAGTAGTCTGGGTCTTAGCAGAGGGTCGTCTCTCTAAGGAAAACAGAGAACGCTGCGGGATCAAGTTCGTCACCGATGCATCAGAATGGACTGACGGCTCAGTGTTTATCCTTGAATCTAATGTTTATGATTTAGTAATCGACGTTATTAAAGATCTTGTCCTTAATAATGAAGAAGATAATCGTTATTGTTTTGTTATTGATTCTATGGATGGTCTTATCTTAAAGAGAGATAAGGACACAAGCCCAGCAGACGCGAGCAAGGTCGCCGGAACTCAAGTCATCAGCAAGAAGCTTCTGCAATCACTAAGTATTGGAATGTTTAAGCATGGTCATCTAATGATCGCGGTTAGCCAGATTACTTCTGAAATTAAGATCGATCCCTATGCTAAAAACGCTCCGAGAGGAGGAATGTTCAGCGGTGGAAATGCATTATTGCATTGGGCTGACTTTATCCTAGAGTACAGCACGACAGCAATGGGCGACTATATCCTTGACAACCCAGCAGGGAAGATGAATGATGGCAAGACCAAGTCGATTGGTAAGTATTCTAAAGTAATGATTCAAAAGTCTACCAGCGAAGCTACTCGCAAAAACATCGTTCAATATCCTATTAAATTTGGAAAAAAGCCTTCTGGCATCTGGGTTGAGTATGAGATTCTTGATTGTCTGCTGATGTGGGATCTTGTCGTTGCAAAGGGGGCTTGGATTACGGTGGACGATTCTTTAGTTGAAGAACTTAAGAACGTTGGAATTGAAATGCCCAAGCAGCACCAAGGGAGAGAAAACTTCAGAAAATGGCTTGAAGAAAACGAACAAGCTACCAAGTATCTCTTTGGCAAGCTAAAAGCTGTTCAATCAAAATGAAACTATATTCTGTAACCGGCAGAATAATTAACAAAAATGTTTCTCAATTTTTAATAGATTGGGACAAACAGTCTCGCTCTAAGATTCAGTTCCAAGTTAAACAGTTTCTTAAGCCATTTTGGAAAACTCATGTCTGTTATGAAGAGTTCCCGGTATTCGGAAGCAGAATGAAAGTAGACTTTATTAATATTTCCCGCAAAATAGCGATAGAAGTTAATGGAGATCAGCATTCTTCTTTTAATAAATTCTTCCATAACAATTCTAGATTGAATTATCTTAACTCTATAAAAAGAGACTATAAGAAATCTGTATGGTTAGAGAAGAACGGTTTTCAACTATTAGAGTTAGAGACATCTGATTTAAATAAGTTAAGCTACGATTATATAAATCATACATTCAAGATATCACTGGTGTAATATAAACTGTGGCAAAAAATAAAGAATTCCAGTTCCCAGATAGTATTCTATCTCAAATAGATGAATGCTCTCAAGGAGGGTTTTTATTGTTCACCTTTGATAAAAAAGGAATGCCAGAAGTTAGGTCTAAATTCGATAATGCACAGAACGCAATGGCTATGCATTATTATATTAATAATTGGCTTAGTGCTGTTGAACAAATCAATTTAGAAAACACGATCCATAACATTATCGCTGCTGATAAAGAAGATGATGAAGACGATGATGATGAAGACGGTCCTGCTAGTAAGTAACTCTTTTTTTAGTTAAATGAAACTTTCCTCTATTAAGGTAGAGCAATCCTTGCTTGGTTCGCTCATTAAAAATTCAGAATCATTCTACGATATAGATCACTTTATATCAGAGATTGATTTCACAAACGATGTAAACGGAACAATATATTCGATAATTCGCCAGATATGCAACGCTAAAGAAAAAATAGATAAAGTCATTCTGGCTCAGAAAATTCAGAATCTTGGCATTTCTTTCCAAGAAGATCTTGACATATACGATTATATCGATTGCCTTTCTTTAGCGGTTTCAAATAAAGATTCTGCTATTAAATATGCTCAAGAGTTAAAACAGTTTTCTATTCGTCGTGACATAAAAGGAATGGCTCAAAGGATAATAGAAACCGTTTCTACTAATCCTGAGAAAAATGCCAGTCAAATCATAGCTGAAGTAGACTCCATATATGGCGAAAAGATTAATTCTTTTGATGCTACTGAAGAGATTAGGAATATCTTTGATGACATAGAAGCGTTCATAGAAGAAAAAGGTAATAATCCTCAAGAAGAATCAGGCATAGATTTGCACTATCCAGAGTTCGCAAGGCTTTATGGAGGCTTGAGAAATGGGAATGTTTATGCAATCGTCAGTCGCCCCGGTCAAGGCAAAAGCTCGTTCTTAGTTGAGATGTCTCTTGGAGCTTATTTAAAGAATAAGAAGGTTAGCGTCCTTTACCTTGATACAGAAATGTTTTCACAAGATGTGAAACTCCGTATTGCAGCAGCGAAAACTGGAGTGCCTTTCTGGCATATTGACACGGGAAACTGGCGTAAAGATCCTGAAATGGTTTTCAAAATCAGGGCTTTCTTAAAAGAGTTTAGCAAATATAACTATACTCATCATTGTGTTGGCAATAAAGGAATTGATGAGATCATTTCTTTTATCCGTAGATGGTATTACAGTAAAGTTGGAAGAGGAAATCCTGCTCTTATTTGCTATGACTACGTTAAACTTACCGGAGAAAAGGTCGGCCAAAACTGGGCAGAACATCAAGCAATTGGCGAAAAGATAGATAAACTTAAAAAGATTTCAGAAGAAATTAATGCCCCTCTATTCACTGCAATGCAAATGAATAGATCTGGCGAAAATTTTAATAGAAATGCTGGAGATGTAACCGATGATAGCTCCGCAATCGCCCTGTCTGATCGGCTTCAATGGTTCGCCAGCTATGTTGGAATTTTCCGAAGAAAAACTCTTGACGAAATAGAGCGCGATACGCCAGACTTCGGCACACATAAATTGATAACTTTAAAGAGCCGCTTCCAAGGCAAAGATGCTGCTGGACATCAGGATCTTATGAGAAGGAGAAATGATCATGGCGATGAAAAATATGTTCAAAACTTTATCAACTTTCAGATTAGTAATTTCAGTGTAGAAGAGAGGGGTTCCTTGGCTAATATTATTGAGAGAGAGCGTCAGACATTTTCATTGAATGATGTCAATCCCAATGATGGTTCTTTGTTATGAGCGATATAAAAGAAATACTTAACAACATCGGTTATCAAAACCTTAAAGATTTTGGCAGTTGGTATAGAACTCGTCCAATTTATAGAAGCTCTGATAACGATACCGTCTTAGCTATAAATAAAAATACTGGTTACTGGTATGACTACAAATTATGCAAAGGGGGTAGGTTAAGTGAATTAGTTCAAATCACGCTTAATCTAAACGATCTATCTCATGCAGACAAGATGCTTGCTGAGAAGTTCAATTTTACAGGAATTGTATCTAATCCAGACAAAACAATTATCAGTCAAGTAAAGATTTATAATGAGTCGATGCTAGATGGTCTTGTAAAAGATCACTCTTATTGGTTCAAAAGAGGAATCAAAGAAGAAACCATAGCTGAGTTCAAAGGAGGAACAGCTAAGAAAGGAAACATGATTAATCGTTATGTCTTTCCTATCTACAATCCTTCTGGCAAAATTGTAGGATTTAGCGGCAGATCGCTTATTGATTCAAATAGATCTGATTTCATAAAATGGAAACATCTTGGAGCAAAAAAAGAGTGGGTTTACCCAGCGCTCTTTGGGAAGGATTCTATCTCTGAAAGCAAGACGATATTCCTAATTGAAAGCATTGGAGACATGCTGGCTTTATGGCAAGCTGGTTACAAGAATGTCATTGTCACTTTTGGATTGGCAATCTCTCCCAAAATAATAAAATTTCTTTTAGAAAACTCTGTCCAACGAGTGGTTGTCGCATTTAATAATGATTCTTTTAATAATTCTGCTGGCAACGAAGCTGCCAAAAAAGCTCGTTCTAAGCTATTAATGTTCTTTGACGAAAACCAAGTGAAGATAAAGCTCCCTACTAAAAAAGACTTTGGATTAATGGGCAAAAATGAGATAGACTTATATATGAAGGAATTCAATGGATAAGAAAGAAGTCTACCTGTCTGCGTCCAGAATCAAGACTCTCGAAACTTGTTCATGGTCTTATTATTGCAAATATCATTTAAACATTCCCGAGAAATCTAATTCAGGAGCAAAGCGCGGCACAATTTGCCACTTAGTATTTGAATTACTTCTTAACCCTCGCCACAAAGAGCTTTATGAGGAAATCATTGCCTCTGGCGATCCTCTCTCTTGCTCTCCAGTAGGCAGGTTAGTAATAAAACACGCTACGAGAGAAGGGATTAACAATCTTGAAGACATAGAATTAATCAATAAAATGATTCTTGTCGGTCTTAAGAGTGACTTCTTTCCAAAGGGCGGCGACATTCAAAACCCAGAGTTCGAATTCAAAATCGAAAGAGACGGCTATAAGGCCAGAGGATTCATTGACCTCCCAATTCTTTATAAGGAAGAAAAGAAGAGCAAGATTAGAGATTACAAGTCTAGCAAAGCGAAATTCAAGGGAGAAGAGTTGACAGCCAATGTACAGGCGATGCTATACTCTATCGCTTCTAAAATTTATTGGCCTGAGTACGAGCCAGAAGTAGAATTTATATTTCTCAGATTTCCTAAAGCACCAGTGCAGCCGGTAAAATTTACAGATGATGAATTGTCAGGATTTGAGGTTTACCTTAAGCATGTTTACGGTAAAGTCAGCAACTTCTCTGAACAAGATGCAAAACAAAACTTTGCCGCAGATGACGTAAAGAGCAGATGGCTATGTCAGGCAGGAGCTACTTGGGTTTGTCCCTTTAAGAATGAGATGTGGTTTTATTCTATTTACGACAAGAACGACAAATTTGTAAAAAGCTTTTTCACAGCAGAAGAAGCAAAAGCAGCAAAGAAAGACGATTCTCAAGTTATCAAAAAATTTAAGTATGAAGGTTGCCCCAGATGGAAATAACTCTTATTTATGAAAATATTACCTCTTTTTAAAAGCCATTATAGCATCGGCAAATCAATATTAACCCTAGATAAGGCCGGATCTTCTTCTAAAGAAGGCTCCTCTTCTATCGTAGACATCGTTAAAGAAAACAAACTGGACCAAGTTTTCCTTGTAGAAGAGAATATGAGTTCTTTTCTTGACGCTTTTAAAAACTTTAACTCTATTAAGGTTCCATTCTATTACGGACTTAGATTAGAGCTATGCCCTGACATCAATGAAAAGACTGACGAGTCTTTGAAAAAGTCCAGCAAAATTATCATCTTCGCTAAAAATGGTAATGGATACAAGAAACTCATTAAGATATTCAGCATCGCCGCGACAGATGGTTTTTATTATACACCAAGAATAGATGAAAAGACCTTGACACAAGAGTGGGATGAAGCTAGCCTAAAATTATGCGTCCCATTTTATGACTCTTTTTTATTCAAAAATACAATGTCTTACTCCTTGTGCTGCCCAGAGTTGAAGTTTACAAAACCTACTTTTTTTACTGAAGATAATGACCTGCCATTTGATCAGATAGTAAGGCAAAAAGTAATCAAATTCTGTGCTGATCAATATGAGACGGTCGCCAGCAAGAGCATTTATTACGAGACAAGAGAAGACTTTAAAGCCTACATGACTTTTAGATGCATTAATAACAGGACTACCCTTAACAAGCCGAATTTAGAACACATGTGCAGTGCTGAATTTAGTTTTG